ATAGCACAATCCGTAAAACCCTTGTCCCATTACATTGTAACGCTGCCATCAGCTACCCTGAGCTATGGCAATGTTTGGTATCTGGATTTTACTAACCATAGATTGGCTTTTGCCAATGCCAGCCTAGCTGTTCCGGGAACAACAATTACGCTAAGCACCGGTGAACCCATTGTGCCCGGTGAGTCCAATGTATTGCTCATAGAATCCATCATAGATGCCAACGAAGCAATTATTTTGGAGGACAGCCCAGGATATCCAGGATTTGAAAATCCTCGATATACAATTTTATTAGAAGGCTCGCCTTTTACTCGTTATCTTGTAGGCCAACACTATGGAATTTTCATTCAAAGTGACTTTCATAGCCCCGTAACCAAAACCCTAACAGCCAACAATGCCGGCGAAGCTCGTGCTTTGTTTTTGGCTGCTTATGGTCCCAATAGTCTAGTAGATGAACCTCAACAGATATGAATGAATTAACTGATGGTTTGGTCATAACCAAACGTTTTAGAACTGCTACAGAATTTTCCTTGTACATTGAAAATCGTGTTCTTGAAACAAAAACCGGATACATGGACAGCATAATTGCCTACTGTACCGAAGCCGACATCAACATCGAAAGCATAGGCAAATTAGTCAACACTAGCCTCAAAGAAAAAATTCGATGCGAAGCCGAAGAGCAAAACTACATGAAACCCCGTGCTAAACTTCCCATATAATGAATGCCTATCAAGTCTACAAAAACTACTTAGCCCTCAGACTACATTTTACCAGCGACGATTATGATGTATTTCAGATGCAAGGTCGTGTCCGAGCCAGCCGCAAGGCTTTTGCTGCTCGCAAAGATCTGTTTAGCATAGAACGCATCAGCAAAAAATACGCAGACTCTGAAATCATAAACTTTTTAGTTGCAAACTTCGTGACCGGCGATCGTTGGGGCGGAGTATTTGATACCGAAGCTCATGATCGATATCTGGACTGGACCAAACGCCAGGAAAGCATGAGCTATGTTTTCCGAGCCGAAGTAGAAAATCTAAGCAACTATTCAGAAGATTGGTCTGAATTACTGGCCACCAAAAAATCCAGTCATCCATATATAATAAAAGCCTTCTTAGGCGGCCATGTTAGTGTTGAAACCATGACCATTTTGGACATGCTCTCTGCAAAGAGTATTACCAGTCTAGCCATAGCCGATACCATCATATGGCCCAATCTACGAAGAATCGTAGTCAAGTACGCTCCTTTCCTCCAATTCGATCATGAACGATATTCAGAAATTTTTAGATCACGATTTAGATTTACAATCCCAGAGAATGAAAACTCTGGAGGAAATGGTGGTACAACTTCAAGAACAGAATGTAGCCATGCAGGAGCAGATAACCAGTCTGATGTTCTCGATGCGAGATACTCAGCGGTATCTCATAAAGCTAGCACAAAATCAACAAGACATCACCAAAAGAGTCAGCATGTGGCCCTATCTGACTATTTCCAATGAGGACGAGAGCTAGACATCATGAAGCACCATAAATATGATGAAGAGCGTGAACCAAAATTGCATAAAGTTCAAAAAGGCATGAGTTCGCGCATAGACAAACACAAGAAGTTAATATATAATTTGGCATCAACCTATAAAAAGGCTGATGTCGATTTAGATGATGAGTATGATGCAAATCTTTATTATGATACACATGCTAAACGACGTTAATACTACTAATACTTTTAATACGGAGAAATACCATGGCATTTACTAGTCTTTCTGATCTTCGCAAATCGCGCGGAGGCTTCGACAAGCTGGTCAAAGAAGTAGAACGCATCAGCGCACCCCAAGCCGGAAACGATAAGAATGATGATCGTTTTTGGACTCCCGATGTAGACAAAGCAGGCAATGGCTATGCAGTCATTCGTTTCTTGCCACCAGCCAAAGGCGAAGAATTTCCCTTTGTGCGTGTCTGGAAGCATGCCTTTCAAGGACCTACGGGCAAGTGGTACATTGAAAATAGCCTGACCACCATCGGCAAAAACGATCCGGTCGGTGAGCTCAATCAGGAGCTTTGGAATTCAGGTGTAGAAGCCAACAAAGAAGTTGCTCGTAAGCAAAAACGCAAACTAGAATACATTGTCAACATTCTGGTTGTCAGCGACAGCAAGCGTCCCGAAAACGAAGGCAAAGTCTTCTTGTATAAATTCGGTAAAAAGATTTGGGACAAGATCAAAGACGTAACCGAACCTCAGTTTGAAGATGAAAAGCCCATCAATCCCTTTGACTTTTGGGAAGGCGCAAACTTCAAGCTTAAAATTCGCAATGTCGAAGGCTATCGTAACTACGATAAGTCAGAATTTGACAAGCCCAGCGCACTGAGCGAAGATGATGCTGATATTGAAAAAATTTGGTCTCAGCAACACAGTCTCATAGATTTTCATCATGAGCGTCACTTCAAGAGCTATGAAGACCTCAAGAAGAAACTTGACAGCGTTCTAAATGCGCCTGGACAAGCACCACGTCGTGCCGAACAGATGAGTTTAGATGAGGACGAAGAACAAGTACCTTCGACTCGTTTCGCATCAGCAGAAAAATCTGCTCCTCCGGCCAAGCCCAAGGCACCGCCACCGAGAAAAGAAACTGATTTTGATGATGATGAGGAAAGCCTCTCGTACTTTGCCAAACTAGCCAACGATGACTAGAGTCAGACTGACGATACCAGCCAAGCGTCCCTATCTGATGGCCGCTGGTATCCGAGTAGGCCAACATCGATTTAACTTTTTAAGGAACTAAAATGAAAGCACTTATCGCATTGTTTGCAGCTCTTGGTTTGTCTGTAGCCGTTGCCGCTGACGCCAAGAAAGAAGAACCCAAGAAAGAAGCTCCCAAAGCCGAAGCCGCTAAGCCCGACGATGGCAAGAAGCCTGTTGTTCGTCCCGTAGGCAAAGATGGTAAACCCGTAGAAGCTCCCAAGGGCGAAGTAAAGAAAGAAGAGCCCAAGAAAGCCGAAGCCAAGAAGTAATTGGGATCGGGGCGGCAACGCCCCGATTAAAACATGGCAAAATTTTCTTATAACGATTTAAGTGTAGCCTACATGTTGCTCTGCTTGGCCAAGCAACGTGAAGCCTTTAAACCCGAAGAGCAAGCAGGCGTTGACGAATGCATCGTCAAGCTCTATGAATTTTTAGATGTTCTTAAAAAAGATGTCGAAGGTCGGACCGTGATGTTTGACAATCTCGAACCTTCGGAAGAAGATTAATAACTCGCTACACGATCTAGGTAGCGAGTCAAGGTACTGGCTTCAGGTCTAATCTGAGGCTTCAATGGTATAATTCCCGATTGCTGTGGTTGCGGAGCTGCCTGAGAACTATTGTTGTTTATGACAGTTGTACCTCCAGTTCCTTCGGCCTGCATGTCGCGATTGGCCGTGCTATAGGCCTGCATGACACTACCAGATTGACTGGGCGATGTGGGACTGAGGTTGGCAGTTGCTGGTTCTGCACCAGCAAGCGAAGTTTTTGTACCAATGTCACCAACTGTTGCAGCTTTGCCAGACATGAGCTTGCTGGCCATGGAATTTTCTTTGTTACCTGTAACACCGTATTTTTCTTTGGTGGCCTGATATTCCTTTTCAGAAACTTCTTGACCATTGATATAGTACTTACCGTCGGCATACATGCCTTCTATCTTACCCTGTGGACTAGCTACTGAAAAACTACCTGTCTTATTGGTTTGTATGTTGTTTTCTATTTTATTACTATTGCCGCCAAAGAAATTACTGATCCTGCCGCCTATGTTGCCTACGGCTTCGCCTATGCTTCCGCCAGCCATGTAGCCCAAAGCACCACCAGCTAGCCCTCCAACCACAGTTCCTGCGGGTCCAAAGAAGCTGCCGAAACTAGCACCGACCTTAGCGCCTGCAATGGCACCACCGGCTCGACCTACGCCACCACCAATGCCTTCGCCTTTGGTTATGGTGGCTTTTTTATCGGCTTCTTCTACCTTCTTGTTGTATTCGGCCTGAGATATTTCTCCGGACTTGAGCTGGTCCTGTGCAGCCATGACTTCGGCTTGCTTTTCGTTGCTGGCCTGTCCATATTTTTCATAGGCAAACATGCCGCCACCTATGGCACCAGTTACGCCAGCTGCTACTAGGCCGCCTTTGCCGCCCATGAACTTGGCTGCTTTGCTTAAAAATCCTCCACCAGCTGCTGGACTGGGTTT